CCAGCGTAGAAGTTCCTGATGCTGACAGCGTAGTGAATGCACCTGTGCTTGCTGTTGAATCGCCAACTGTTGTGCCGTTTACTGAACCGCCTGTGATGGCTACAGCGTTAGCGTCTTGCGTGGCAATAGTGCCTAAGCCTGTTATGTCTGTATTAGGTATTGTTCCAGATGCGATTAATGGGCTAGTGCCTGTACCTTTAACATAGCCTGTAAGTGTTGTAGCACCTGTGCCGCCATTAGAAACTGGTAGCGTGCCCGTTACTTGGCTAGTTAAGTTAACACCTGTTAAAACACCACCTAGCGTTAAATTCCCGCTAGAAGTTACCGCGCCACTTAAGCTAATACCGTTAACTATTCCTGTGCCAACAACACTAGTAACTGTACCGTCAAATTCATCGTTTGAAGTAACCGTAAAATTTGGGTATGTGCCTGTTATTACGCTTGTTCCCGCACCAGTTAAACCAACGGTTTGGTCAGGTGCTGTGTTAGTAATAGTTAACGTACCATTTGAAGTTATAGGGCTACCGCTAACAGATATACCTGCACCCGCAGTAGCCGCAACGTTTGTAACCGTACCAACGTTAACTGAACCACCTAAGCTTGTGCTACCGCCGTTAATCGTGATGGCTGAATTGGTTAGCTTATTGTTAGCGATTGACCCTGCCAACATAGTGTTAGTAACCGTGCCTGTGTCAGTAGTGTAAACACCATTGGTTACAGTTGCTGCGTTACCTGTGGTGTCTTGATTCCATGTAGGTACTGTTCCTGTTAATCCAGTATATGGCACGTTCGTAGCAGTCGCTGCGTTACCGCTTACAGATATTCCCCATGTGCCTGTTGCACCCGCGCCTGTCGGTGTTGGTGGTGTGTAGCCTAGAGCTGAGGTAACATCGGCTGAATTTAATGTTACTACGCCGATTCTTGTGTTAAAAGATACAACACCCGTTCCGGTTGCTGGCAACAAAACATTTTCAGTTGTGCCGTTTGTGTAGTAAAACTTTAGAAAATAATCAGGTGATATAAAAACCGTTTCTATATTTTCTATGCCGACGCCTGAAACGCCTCGGTCTACAGTCACTAAAATATTATTGCCGTTTTCGACAGCTACTTTATAGTTTGCCATGTTATACCTTCACGATTGCGTCAGAGCGCACTAAAAAAGCAAAAAATAATCGAGTCCTGCGCCGGTGTTGTACCTTGAACCGGGAAGCCGATCTTTATTCGACCCGAGAACCCAGCACCGTTGGGACTGTTGATTTCTAATTGCGCGTCATCGTCAACTAACGACCAAGAATTATCGTCAATTACAAGCGTAAATTGTCCTGTAGCGTCAACTCGATTTGTTATAGTCAGTGGGATTGCAGTGGGTGTTGGAACGTAGTTTTGAATGTCAAAAGTCAGCCCATATCGGCTGTCTCGAACATTTAGCAATTCTCTACGAATAATTTGAGCATCAATTGTTGCACCTGTTAAATCAACAGGCAAATCGTTAGCTGAAAAAGTTAAAATTCCAGAATATTTTTGTCTCGTATACTAATTCGCCTGCAATTATGGGGTTATCAAACCCGCTTACTTGCGTGAGTGAAGATTTATTAAATACTGCCATGATTTTACCTTTTCTCGGTTTGCCCTGCTATGCACTCACAGCGGGTTTAATCATGTCTTGTAATGTTAATTGTACTTTAATTATTTAGTTTTTAACATAAGTAATGTTTGCTCGTTACTGTTAACCATTTCGTTGCGAAATGACTCAACCGCCGCGCCTGTCTGCCGTTGTTGTTGGGAGTTTTCAATAAGCAGAACGGGTATCCAAGCAATAGCACAGCCCCATTCATCTATCGGCTCGCCTGTATTTGGATTATTCCCGCGCAGTTGAGTAAACCAAGCGCAATCTGTTTGTCGGCAAGGGTTGAAGTTGTCTAACGGACAATTGGCTTTTGATTCAATTTTCATTATGATTTTGTGCAAATAATAACGTCAACGTATTGAACGGCTAAGTTAATTGCTGTGCCTGTAAATGCACCACCTGTGTGAGTGTGTGAACCACCACCGCCTGTAGCACCTGTTCCTAGATTAACGCTTGCGGTAGAACCAGCTGTTCCACCAATTAAATAAGTTGGGTTTGAACTATTATTTGGTTCTCTGCGGTAGGAAGCAACGTGTTCGTGCGATGGTATCTGTGCGATTGTTAATGTTGTATCACCGATTGCACTGTTAGTACCTGAAACCGCTTGATTTGCAAATGCAGTCGTAAATGCAACCGAACCACCACTTCCTGCTGTTCCTGAAACAACACGCAAAGACTTGTTATTGTGAGCCGTAGACTTAACCCAACCTGTGGGCGCAGAAGTTTGCACAAACAACATCACTGTGCCAGAGGTAAAAGCTACGGGTATTGCACTGGGTTGAATCCCTGCTGCACTAACTTTTCCGCTTGTATCAATAAAGTTTGCGTGTAGCGCAAGGTTAAAGGCTTGTGTCATTTTAGACTGCTCCTATTCGTGCAAAAGTTTGTTGCGTCATAATTATAGTGTTAACAAGTGGCGATGTGGTTAACGTATACGTGCCTGTAGCGGTTGTATAGTCTGTCCCTTCACGGTAAGACACGCCATTGCTGTAAAGGTTAAAGGCTAGACTGTTGTAGCTAAACGGGTAGATTGTTTGCCCAATAACGGTAAATGCGTCAATATTGACAGGTGTGCCATTGGCTACACCTAAGTTATTAACAGACCACGTTATTATTTCTAACGTGCCTGTAGTGTTATCAATAAAGGTAATGGTTTGCCCAGATACGTTGTAATCCTGAGCGGTTACTAATGTGCCATTCAAAAATAACAACTCTAGGCCATCAACTAAATAACCCGATGCTGTATAAGAGCCTTGGTTGCTTAGCGTGACGGTAGTGGTCGTAAATGATGCGTAGACGTCCGTACTTACATTTTCAGACTTGTAAGAAACTATTTGTATAACATCACCAGTTAATGCGCCTGTGCCTAGCGTAACTGTTCCTGTGCTACCGCCCGTGTCTGTATATTCAGTCGGAAACAATTTAAGACCATTCCTAAAAACCCAACATTGACCGCTAATGTAATCTGATCCACGAGTTACCGAAAATACAGTCTGTCCACTAGTCGCGGTGAAATATTGTTCTGAATAAAAGAATTCGTCAGGCTCTTCAAAACCTACCACGCGCCCGTAAATATCAATTGTTAAAGTAGCAACTGATGCCGTTCTTTGATAAGGCCCACCAAAGTCTAGGTATTGCTGCAAGGACGCAATCATGTTGCCATCGGTGTTATTCGTAATCTGTACTTGACCCGTGCCAACCGTAGTTGTTCCAGTCTTTGTTAATTGGCCTGTTCTTTGGTCAAGGTCAATAATATTAGTACCGTCAACTAATGCGCCCCAAGTAGATGGGTCGTATAACAGCACTTGGGTAGGTACAAATGCGCCTGTCCCAGCAGCGAACTCTGCAAAGCCTGTAGCGAAGCTAAACTTTCTGCCTGTGCGGTTTGAGTAAAGCAAAAATACTACTGATGCAAAATCTGGGCTTGCCTCGTACCATGTGTATTCGCTTGGTACGGTGCTTGGCGTTGTTGAATCTTGATTGCATAACCCATAATAATTTTGCGTAGTTTTTACTAAGCTAAAACCTGCACCTGCTAAATCTGTACCGTAAGCAATAGATAAGTATTTATCAACGTATTGAAACGTAGTGGGTCGCCATTGAAAAAGTATGCTTGCAGGGCTAAAGGCAGAGCTTGCCAAGCTGTTTACCATGCGCGAGAATATGTACCAATTGCCAGCCGGTACATTATTAAGAGTAATAATTGGAAGCTGAAAATTGTTTCCCCACGGTGTGCCACTGCTTTGTACTTCGCTTGTGCCCGCAAAATACATTTGTTCTTGTAGCGGGTTAGAAAACGCTGAGTACCAAACCTCTGCATACTGTGTGATACCTGCCTGTGATGTGGTGACACGCACGGAAAAGTACGGGTTAATAGCTGTGCGAACATCAGCGACAACAAATACGGGCGCTGATGTGCCAAAAAACGTAGGGTCACCTAATCCAGTGTTAGGCGCTAATTGGAACGCAGTTATGCTCACATCGTCATAAACTGTTGCGTTGTACTCACTCATATTTAACTGTACCGATATTGAACCATCATCATTAAACGACTGAACAACTTTAAATATTCGGTACGGCTTGGCTACCCACCCGTAATTTGCACTTGTAACGGTAACAATATCGCCAGCGTCAAGTTGAATGCCAACAAAGTTAACGCTTACTTGTACTTGTAAATCTTCACGACCTGCTTTTAACAATCGAGTTGCTAAATATTGAGCCGTGACGCTATTGTTAGTCAATGGCAAACTAACTGATACCTTGTTAATTGGCTCATTTGGATAGAGCAAAGCTGGATTAATCTGTGCTAAGTCAAAAGTAGAGGAATCGAACGCATCTTGATCGTCTTTGTTTGGAAATTTACATTCAACAATATTATAGGAAGAAGCGATGTCTAAAGGAGTGATACTAATAGCCGATACCAGGTTGCTGTCATCAAGCGCCATCGCTACCGTGTAATCAGGACTTTGTACAATCACACCCCATTTTGCGGTTATTTCGTTGTACTTAATTAAGCAATCCGCGCACGATGCCATGTCTTGTAAATTAGCCATCACGTTTCGCTGTGTGTCTAATGTGCCGTTAAATTTGAACCTTGCTTGTATAGCAGGCAAACCATCGGAATTTGTGTAAACAAAAAACCCGTTTGAATACGTTGTTAGCGCATCAAGGCTTGCTGTATCTATTTGGCTTGCAGGAATAGCGCAACCGTAGCGAGTATTAATTAAGTAGTCGTTAAAACACGCGCCTGTATTATTACGGCTATTTGTTACTTGAAACTTAGTTGTTTGAATACCTGTGATATTTGCCGTTTGGCTATACGATAAGTGAAGTATCGCAAACGCACTATTTGTCATTAACTTTGATGAGTCCCAAGTATAGATAAGCCCAGCCGTTTGCATTACTTGTATTGCGGTTAGTGCTTGATTAACAGGGGTGTTTGAACCATTGCTGTATAAGTAAAATTCAATCTTGCCATTTACTGTGGTGTCAACTATGCCTGTTGATTCATCTAAAAGACTAGCGACTGTGTACCCGTTACCTTGAAACTGAACTAACTTACCGCCGAAGTATATTTTTCCAAATGTAATCGTATCGGCCGTTTGTCCCGCGTTAGTGTTGGTTACTTCGCAAATTGGTAAGACGTAATACAACTCTTGGTTGTTTGAGCTAATAGATAAGTCAGTAACAATACCACCAACAAAGGCCTGCCCATAGACTACGGGCAACTTATTGTCCGTAGCAGGTGCGAGTTGTTGCCGACTGCCAGGGTTGGGGCTTGAACCTGATGTACTGTTATCAAACGATGGGTTGTTGGCAAAGGCCTTGCTGATTACCATTGAAACAACCATATTGATTGCAAAAGCAACCGCAGCAATTGTAGTAGCAGAATACCCAACAAGTACCGCAGTGGCAATCATAGTGCCTACAGCATACGCCTGCACTGTAAATGTAAGTAAAAAAACCGTAAGCCAAAGTCTTAACATTATTGAATCCAGTTTTCGTCTAATTTAGAAAACCCAAACTTGCCGTATTTTACGTCTGGGCTAGTAACCATTTTGGCTATTGCAAACATGGCTATTCTGCCCTCTTGCTTTAATTGATTGCCGTAGTCTACATACTTTTTTAATAACCTATAGCCAACACTTGTGTTTCGTTTTTCTGGCACAACATACCACGCCAACTCTTGCATATATAAAGTCTTGTCACACCATATTGTAGGTGTAATCAAAGCCATGATTAAGCCTACGTTATCCTCAATAAATACTATGCCTGCCCCTGCCAATATTGTGTCCAGTAGTCGATTCCAATACGGCTCATTGTCTAGGGTGCGGTACTGCACAATGTCCGCTTCACCCCGAAACAATTTCATCATCTCAATTATTTGAGGCTTATCTTGTCGTGTGGCTTGTCTTATCATGAATTTGCAGTAGCACCTTTGCCGAATTGATAATTTATGTTTGTTATAAAGGAAACCCTGTTCATGCTTGTATCGCCCGGTGCAAAGAATTGCCAATTGTTATCGTTTGTAAATCTCCCTGCGGTACGGTTTTTTAAAATTAGTTGTATAGATGATGCTGCAACACTTACAACGCCAACAAATTGCCGCAATTCTTCAAACCATTCTTCGTTAATAGCAAATGAGTTAACGTAGCCATTAAAGAATTGGTACAAGCCACCTTGCCCGCCAGTTGTAATTAATGCGCCATCGGTGTTAAAAAACCCTTTCCATGCTTCTATTTGCGAGCCTTTAATTTGGTTTCCTAATACCCAGCCAAGCATAGCGGTGTCAATGCCGACAAGCGTAAACGTAGTTTCATTTGCGGTACTTTTAATATCGCGCTGTGTGTCGCCTACTTTCATAAGTAAGCCTACAGCGTCAAAAGGCTGGCTGTCTACCGCAGTAACAGTTAACGCTTGCGGTGTAGTAGCGAACCTATAAACCGCTTCAGGTGTGGTCACGCGCACAAAGTCAGCGTAACGTATGTTGTTAGTGTCGGATACTTCTGGAATTACATTCATAAGACACTCTCGAATGCTTTAAATGTTCCCGACCATTGTATAAAAGAATCATTGGTCATCGGAACTAATGTGTACGTAGGGTAATCCCGCAAAATTACCTGAAAGGTTACACCCGTGTATGTTGCACCGCTCATTGATACGGTAGTGCCAAACTCGCCCATAACGGCATTAATCGGGCTTGTAACAGTTGTTATTAAATTGCGGTGTACTGGTATGGTTACCGTTGAACCGCTGCCTCTGAGTACGTCTGCGGTGGCTATATATGAATACAAACCCACTTGAACAAAATCGCCTACGCGCACAATGCTAATGCTAGAACTAATTGCCGGAAGGTTGCCTAAAACTAGGCTTTTATTAGCCGAACTGGTTTGCCATTGACATGTCGTAATTTGCCCTGATGATAGATCACCCTGATATTTAATATAGTTAACCCAGCCCGTGGAGCCAAAATTAAGGTATTGAGGCAGTGCCTTGTCAGGTATGCGAAGTGAATTTAATAGACCCCTGCTTTGGCTATAAAGCAAATAATTCATCGGCTTCATTTCAAACGCGAATGGCACGACAGTAATAATTTCACTCGTGCTAATGCGTTGGTTTCTACTAATAACTTGTCCGACAAAACGTTGATCGTTTATGCCTACGCTTTCAGAATTAGCGAGTATTAAATTTAAACTCATTTTTATCTACCTGCTGGAATACTACGGTTTGCAGATTGATTCATGCTCCAAATCGTCATCTTGTTTTTAGCTAAAAATTGAATGCCACTTTGTGTGTCAATGGCTTGCATGTTTTGTATGACTGGGCCATTGTAAGTGACGCCACCACCGCCCATAGCATCTGCTAAATTGTTATTTGGAATAATCGCGCCCGACCTGCCGGGTATAAATAACTCTGGGCCATTCTCACCCACAATGCTTGGCCCGGTAATCGTGCCACCGTTTGCGCGTACCGGAAAAGACAAAGCACCCGCACCGCCAGCGGTACTTCCAGGGCCAAACGCTGTAGCGCCACCTGCGCCTGCACTAAATGCACTCATCGCAAAACCAATCCCCATTTGAAGCAATTGACTAGCCTGCATTTTTAACTGTATTTTGATAATGTCTTTAATAACGCTTTCGGCAAAGTCACTAAAGGAAAGTTTCCCACTGTCTACAAAGTTATCAATGGCGGTATTCATGTTACTAACTAAACTGCCAAACATGTCAGCCGCCATTGCCCCATAGTTTTGTGCATCTTCGCTAAATTGTGCAAAGGCTTTGTCCACCCAAAACTAAAGGTCATTTGTGACGCAATGGTAGCATCTTCCATTTGACGTGTAATCATTTCGTACATACTACCTAATCGTTCAACCTCTAATGCTTGTCTGTCATACTCTGCTAAGGTTTGAGAGTCTGCGCCCTGTCCTGCTGCCTTCTCGCGCTTGTCTGATATTTCCTGTAGCTTCGCACTTGTAGCGTCTAAAACCGCATTAACGGCTTCCTGTACGCGTTTCTCGTTAGTAGCCATACCAGCCATGCTTGCTTTGATTTGTAGCATCTCAATGGCGTGTATGCGCTCACGTTCAAACTCAGCAGAAACTAATTTAGCTTCTTTAAGCATATTAGCTGTTTTGTCTACTGCTCTAGGGTCAGTTAAAGCAGGTGCTTGTTGTTTAACTATAGCTAAACGGTCATCTCCTGTGTCTTCTTCGGTTTGGTTTTGTATAGCTTTTAATTCGTCACTATACCGCCAAGCGTTTGCAATCTTTTCTTTTTGAAACTGGTCAAAGTCTTTTTCGTTTTGTTTTAGTTTAGCTAACACGCTTGATTGTTTAGCTAGGGCTGACTCTTGCGCTTGGTCAGTAATAGCCATAGAGTATTCAACGTTAGCCATGACATAGCTAATGACATCGCCTGCGTGTTGTAACACTTGTATAAAGCCACGCACAATGTTTATGACATTACCTATGGCATCAGCAGTAAATGCAAAACCATACGCAACATTGTCCAACCATCGTGGCAAGTCTGTGCGTATGATTTCCTGTATGCCAACTCTTAACTGGTCTGATTCTATGTAAGATTAAACATTGCTTGCGTAATGTTGTTTAACATCGGCAACACAGCGGTAGCTATTTCGTTAGCCAAGCCTGTAAAAATAGAGCCTAATTGCGTCAAGCTGTCATTAAATTGCTCGGCTGATTTGGTTGTGTCACCGCCAATTACTAAACCTAATTTTTCTGCTTCTTGTTTAAGTTTTTCAAAACCTTCTGCGCCACCGTTTAACAATGGAATTAATTGCGCTCCAGAGCGACCAAATAAACTTATTGCAATAGCGGTTTTATTTGTACCATCAGCCAGTTGTGAGAAACGCTCAGATATTTGCAATAAAGCATCGTCTGTACTTTGTATATTTTTGTAGTCAATGTTTAACGCTTGAAAACCTTTTAAGGCTTCGCCCGTGTCCATTGCGGCATCACTCATGCCTTTGGATAACCGAGCCATGCTTGTGACTAAGGTATCTTGACTAACACCCGCTAAGTCTGCCGCATAAGCTAAAGCTGAAAGACTTTCCGTTGTAACGCCAGCCATTTGTGATTGCTTGGCTAATGTGTCCATATTGTCAATGGACTTCTTGGTCATGTAAGCCATAGCCGTACCAGCGGCTAAGATAGCAACGCCTACAACTTTAGCCGCGTCTTTAACTTTTTCTAGCCCACCCATTGCGCCTTTTAAACCTGACTGGAACTCAGCGGTATTAAGACCTAGAACTACACCAAGTCGAGCGATATTTGCCATTACATAACCTTTGTTAAAACGCTTGGTGCGCCGGGACTCATTAGCGCAAAAGCTAGAAGACTTTGATTAACCTGTTGTTTCTTGTCTTGTTCGCTTAATGGCGGGTAAATGTAATCGTAAGTATTGGGTATGATGTCACGCAACTTATAACCAGTTTTGCCTTTAGGTAACATTTTATTAAACTGCCCTGCGGTTAAGTTGCCTAAGACCTCAAGTAATCCAATGTTACCAATTAGCCCTGCGTGGTACATAACCGCAATATCGCTAAATGTTTCTTCATCTACTAATGCAGGGTCAGTACCGTGTGCAGTCAAATAAGCCTTAACTTGCCTGCGGACTGACCCAATTACTTTCCCTTAGTGGCATTATAACTAGGGCTGATTGTTTCGCTAATTAACTTTACTAATTCCAACTGAATAGCATAAGGGAATAACTCATCAATCATTTCGTATGTAATAGTACTCATATCGAAACCCTCTTCCTCTGGCACTAAGTACTGCATCATTAAGGTAATGCGCTCTTGAACGATTGCTTTGTCTTTAGAGAATTTCTTAATTGAGTTGCCATCGTATATAACGTCATCGTCAGTAATGACCACCTTGTCCGATTCTTCGGTCAAGCCTTTGGTCATTTCCTCATAGAATTTTTTTGTTAAAGATTCATCTGGCGTCTTTAAACGTTCGTTCATTAAGTCTAATTGTGAAGTCAGCGGTACACGCACTTTAAATGTATGCCCCCGCAAACTCAAAAGACCTGATGCGTAATTCGTCTTTGTTAATATTAAATGCTTTTGAAAAACTGTTCATTTTAATAACCTCTTGGCTTGTTTTGCTTTGTATTTTTCGAGAGCTACACCAAGTGACTTACCTAGTGTGCC